TTGTAGATGCCTTGTACGCTCCGTATTTTTTAATGATTAACTTGCCTGGAATTTCATCCATTTTCTTATTGATAAAAGGCATGTTATCTTTAGACAAATTATCTAATGATATGTCTGTGATGTAAGCGTCAATCCTCTTTGAAATTTGAGTAGGATATAACTCCATGGTATAGTAGATTACGTTTACCCCTAACTCCATAGCGTGAGCAGCTAAGGATATTAGTAACCATGACTTACCTCCCTTTGGCGGACATAGTACAACACCTAATTCACCATAAGATAAACCTCCTTTCATGTAGGAATTAAGAACAGGCCATGGAGTAGGAATCGGATTTCTATCATCTTCCATGTATCTATTTTCCAAAGTTTCCTCATACATGTAGCCTAAGTCCAATTCTGATCCGGCGTTGTGTGCTTTGTTTATGGCAGAAAATGCAGCATCAAAATCATTTCTTTTAACTAAATCAACAGCACTTCTCAAAGCTTTTACGTACTCTCTATTCCTGCAAAACTCCACGATTTTATCCTTAACGTGTTGCAAGTCCTTTGAGTCAGCGAAATCTAAAGAACTCTTAAGAAACATGTAAATACTCTGGGCGTATATTTTGTTTCTCTCCGTTTGGGAATCACTTTCGTCCTTGTTTGCTAACTCCTTAATGTTTATTTTCAAAACATCTATTGTAGGTTGTATTTTGTATGTCTCATAATATTCATACATTTTTTCTACTACCCAAGACATAGCCTCGTTCTCAAAATAATTTGGATCAAGAATGTCGATAATGCGAGTAAAGAAATTCTCGTCATTAAGCAAATTGTACAAAACCTTCTTTTGAAAATCCGTACCAAAAGAATTTAATAAATTGGCGGTCATTATTTATGATTTTAATCTGTTTACAAAGTTTCTATGCCATGAATCAAAGTCATTAATCCTAGAGAAAAGCCCGTCGAACGCAAACATTTGCATAAATTCATAGTCATAACTAGCGGGTACAAAATCCTGCAAAATTCTTCTTATTGCACTTTTTGTATGGTAAGAAACATCAACGTTATGTAACTGAATTAACTTGTAGTTTAATTCTAATTTATCAAAATCGTTAATGAGATTATCTAACCCTTTATACTTTTTACCCTCTGAAATCAAATCTTTTGCCCGATTGTAGAAGAAATCCAAATCTTCTATTTTAGTATTTCGTATTTCCGGGAAAAATTTAATTATGTTTTTTTCTCCTATAGAACCGAAGCTAGGAATGTTGTCGCTGCGGTCCCCTACAAAAGCCTTGTAATATACGAAGTTTTCTGGGATAATTCCAAATTCTTCGGCAACTTTTTTCGGAGAATACATAATTTTTTTTGTAGGGTTATAAACTTGTATGTTTTCTGATACTAACTGGAGGTAGTCTTTATCAGATGACATTATAAATTTATATTTGTAATCATCTAAGTCATTTGAGTTTATGAGAATAGAAATAACATCATCTGCTTCAACTCCGTCCATGATTAATTGAACAACAGGTAAATTATTTAAATACTCTATAAGTCTTCTAATTTGTCTTTCTGATTCTTTATCTGTACTTTCTGTCTTACTTTCGGTTAGTCTATTTAACTTAAGTCCTTTATGTTTGCCGGATTTATACCCTTTGTACATTTTTTTTCTCCGTACAGATCCTCCTTGACCATCAAATACAACAATAACTTTATTTATATTGTAAGTCTTAACAAAAGAAAACATACTTTCTAAGAATCCAAAGGCACCTCCTATTGTGTGCCCATCCGTGTTCAATGTCGGATAGGCACAAAAGCATCTGATAAACAAATTAGTTCCATCTATTATAAGAACAGTCTTTTCGTTAGACATAGATCTATGATTATCTAACAATTTTGATAAATCAATTGTCATCTTCCGTTTCTTCTATGTGAATGAATGGAGTAGAATCTCCTTCGTCGCTACCGTCTCTTTTAATGTATGTTGTAATATAATAATCAGAGATATTAGAGAATATATCTTTACGTATTTCTTCCCTAGAAAATAGCTTATCGTGAAAATCTTTCCTTTGAAATTTTATTTCCTCTATAATTTCTCCGGTCTCTCTATTGCAATATTTATAAGTATACCAGGGTCCGGAAGCTGTTGCAATTCCTTTGTCTTTTAGGAAATCCATAATTGAACTTACATCATCAATTCCTGAGTTATACATAATATTGAAGGATGCTTTTCTATGAGGAGGTCCTATTCTATTCTTGATAATCTCTGCTTCCGTAGTAATACCTAAAGGCAAATCTTTTTCAGGACCCTGTATTTTTCCTTTCTTAACTAACTTAACTCTTATGGATGAGTGAAAACCAATAGCCTTACCTCCTGATGTAGTGTAAGAATCCCCCATTCCTGGTCTAGCCTGTAGATTCTGCCTAAGTTGGTTAGTGAAAATTAAAAGAATCTTTTCTCTGCCTAACAAGTTTGTAAGTTTACGCATGGCTTTAGATATAATGATTGCTTTTTGCGTAGCCCATCCATCTTTGTCGTAATTGCCCTCAATCTCATCCTTTGTACTTGCTCCCATTACTGAATCCACTACAATAGTTACGATTACATCTTTATTAGACGCTCTCATTTGCTCTATTATGGTTTCAACTGAATTAAAAACATCTTCGATAACTTCATGCTGCACATATACGAAGTTCTTTTTTAAATCTACGCCAATAGCACTCAGAAATTCTTTACTCACAGCACTCTCTGTATCTATGATAATACCAATTCCGCCTTTCTTTTGCGTTTCCTTTATAGCGTGAGCAGCTAATAAAGATTTTCCAGATTGTTCTAGTCCTATTAGTTCTATAATTTTACCTACAGGATACCCGCCATTTTCTCTGTTGGAAATAGCCATATCTAGTGTTGTACATCCGGTAGATACGAAGTCACTAACATTTGTAGGTGCTAACGTAGAGTCTTCTAGCTTGTAAGCTACAGTCCCTATGTCTTTTTTGTACTTAGCATTTATTGCATCTATCAAAGATGATGCAAAAGATGTGTCAGTCCTCTCTTGGGAGGATTCCTTTTTCTTTGCCATAATTAACGTTTTTTTATATAGAATCTAGAAATTTAGAAAAATCGTCTTCAAGTGATTTGGTAGCTACTGGTTTTTCAACCTGTTTATTTCTTACCTCTTCCGTAGTTTCTTGTGTCTTTGTGCCACCTCTTATAATCTCAGTTGATTCCGGTGCCTTGCTTTTTGAGAATAAAGATCCTGCTAAAGAAGTTACCATTTTTTCAATCTCTTCTTTTGTATGAGTAATGTACAAACCCTCAATATTTCCCATTTCCTCATACTGTCTCTTAAAATCCTCAATAGTATAGCCTTCTTCCGCTCTTTCTATCAAATTAGTCGGGCTTCTCTTTGCTGTAATTTCCACTCCACCTCCGGAAGGTTTGGTGATAACTAAGTCAGTTCCTATTTTTAAGTCAAAGATTTTTGACGAGTCTTCTCCTTCTTCCTCAAAAATAGTATTCATGATGTTGAATATTTTCTCGTAAGTCTTAGTGTTTACAGGCCATACCTTGATTCCTGACGATTCCTTTCCTCTTATTAGAATAGGGACATAGTAAAACTTTTGAGGAGAAAAATATTTAATAAATTGCTTGTTGTTCTCATAATCCTGTCTGTAAAGATTATTGGCAAATAATTCAGCCGGATCTTCTTTTTGGAAAGTTTTAGGAGATACAAACTCGTAATTTGCTAAACCTATCTTTGTGGTGTAATCTCTACCATGAATATAAACCATATAAAAAGGCCATTCAGGATCTTTTTTGTTTGGTACAATTCTAATAGTGGTAGAACTAGATGTAGGTCTCCAAATATAATCAAAAATGTTCTTACCTTTCTTTCTACCTGTAGGACCGGAGTTAGAAAGTTTACTCGCTTCTTGTTTGAAACGTTCTGCAAAATTACTCATAACTATATAAATTAAATGTTAGAAATATTCTTTTTGTAAAGAAACTTTAAGTCAATTATTCTCAATCCATCAGATCCTGTCACTATTAGGCAATTCTCGTAAGCATACCAGTCAATTTTATAATTAACATCAAGTTTACCATTATTCGATTGCTCTATAAGTATGTTAAGGCCATTTAGAGTGAATAAAGTTCCGGTTTCTTTATTTCTATGTAATATAAGGGTGGACGGAAGTAATGTAAAATCTTCCTCTCTGATAACATTGTAACTTAAAATTAGTTCATCATTATCGGATGCATTTCTAAAAACAAATACACTATCGTTTGTTATATCATAAGTGTTTCTAATAGTCTTCAATGTACTTTCTATAAAATGCGGGTGGCAAAAAGTACATAATAATTTTGTAGGTTTCCTCTCAATCATGTTTTCATGTTTTCCAAATCAAAAGATTTCATGTTAAAATAGTTTTTTCCAATTTTCACAGATGAGCTAAACCCAGAATCGTTTATAATCTTTTGTATTCCCCTTAATGTTTCCAATCCATCTTCTCTGTCAAAATCTAATAAGAAAGAATCATACACATATAATACGATTTGCGTTTTCTTCGACTGCAAATATACAATAATTTTACTAATAATGTCAAAAAAATGTTCAACTTCCATTAATTGTATAACATAAGAGAATAATTTTCCTTTTGTGTAGGAGTAATCATCTTTTAGATTCGATAGTTTTAAAGTTCTTACACAGTATGGAACAATAACTTCTTTATCTTGAACCATTTGACTATATATCGAATCCCTATATTTATACAATGCACTAAAGAAAGGAATCTTTTTAGCATCCCCCCTTTCAGAATAAATATTAGTGAAAGTGATTTTTTTTGCCTCATCGTATTCTTGCGGGGATATATTATTCTTCTTGAAATACATCTTTGCTAAATACATGTGAACATCTTCTTCTTCTAATGTATATCCAATGGCCTTTGCAATCAGATATAAATGAAATGACTTAATATCAAATTCCACTAATATTCCTCTATCATGCCTAGAAATGAATCCTAAGCGATGTTTTTCATCTTTTGGTATTGCGCTAAGGTTAATACCATTACATGTCCCTACGGGCCTTCCTGTGGCATTGTAGAGCATGTATTTAGGATGTAGTAAAGATGTTGTTAATTTCTTATTGTATACTTCATTTATTTGAGGAATGTCAATGCAAATTCCATTATCTCTAATATGATTTAAAGATGATAGAATAGATGTATATTTTTCAATGACAGATGATTTCTTATCCAATGTGCTTAAATAGGATAGCTGACTATTAAAACATCTTAAGAACATGTAATATGGAATATAGATGTTATAAGATGTTGATGGATAATAAAATCTTTTGTACTTAGATGTAAATGAATATAAATCTCCTAAATAATCTGTATCTCCTTTGTTTAGCCAATATAGTAATGGGAACTCGGTTGAAAATTTACTGGGAAAATAATAATCAAAGATGTATTTAGATGACGCTATTACATAATTAAATGATAATAATGTCTGTAATGTCTCTAATGTTATGTTTGATTTAAATTCTTCATGTTGTAATGCTATTGAATATGACTCATTTGATTTATAGTCATGTATAAATAACATAGAGAGCCCCTCCGAAAAATTTGACATATCTTTCGGAATAGGAAACACAAAGGAACCTGAAAAATTAGTTTGGATCTTGTTTAGTTGATCCTCGTTCTCAATAACCATCATCTATATAAAACTCATTATAATTTACAATAAACCTCTTAAGTCCTGGAAAAGTTGTCTCTGCGCTTAAAACTTCATTCCTGTTTAATTGCGCTACTTTAACTTTATCTCCACGGACTTTCCAATAGATTTCTGCAAATATAAGTCTATTTTTGTTATCCTGCAAGTTTTTAGCAGAAAAATAATCATCTTTACTAATTTCTGTTATAGATGTTATTGGTTTTATTCGTTTTTGGTAAAAATATCTTTTAAAATAAAGACCTTCTTCTTCTATAACTTCTTTTGTCGGTGTGTAAGGATTTATGTTAATATACTCTACCATGGGTTCCGAACCAAGAGAAGAATATACCCTTCTCTTAAATTCGTACTCTAAAAATAATCTTTTTCTAGTGTCCTTTCCATTTATACCTGCGTATGGTATTCTGTTGGTATAAAAATAATATCCTTTATACGGCATGTTATTTTCATCCCATAAAAAACCACCTTCTGTATAAAAAAAATTAGCCATGATTATTTTATTTTATGCTCCTAAGGTAGGTGTTCCCGGAGGTACAACTGTACAAATGGACTCTAATTCAGTTTGCCAATCTTGTCCTTCTATTACATGGTGTACTCTCGTGACTACGAATGCTATGTCTCTTTCGGTAGTAAAACTATTCGGCACTGTATTACTATTTATATGATGTCCTATTCTCCATCCTCCTACACCATCCATTTTGACATTCATTTTCATAAGCCATAGATACTGGTTATTTTTTCTCAAAGATTCGGTTGATTGAGCTCTTAGACATGTAGCTAGTAAGTTTCTGGCTCCATCACAGGTTTCTTCACTGTACTTTGTTCTAGGCATTAAATCATTGTAGTAATTGTTTAATAGTTTATTTGCTATATTTTCTAATGCCATCTGTCCTGTTGAAAAACCATCTTCACAGTTTCCTTCACTTACTGCATGAGCTGTTCTAGATGTGTTAAATATTGTTTTAACTAAGGAAGCATGTAG